TGGATTGAGCGACCGTCAGGGGAGCCTTCGCAGCCTTGGCTTCGAGGGCGGCTGAACCGGCAAGGATCAGGTCGAAGAACTCTTTGGAAGAGAGCTTCCCTGCCAGAACGTCGGCCCGCATCTTGGCGACAGAGCCGCCGTATTTCGTGGACGCGCCAGCCGCCGCTTGGACAAGCGGGAGCATCCCTTCAACCATCGAGTTGAACTCTTCCGCCCGGACGGTTCCGGCTCCGAGGGCTTGAGACATCTGAAGCATGGCGCCCGAAGCCGCGCTGATCGGCTGACCGGAGACGCGGATCGCCGCCGACACGGCGTCGGTCACTTGGAGAAGCTGGCTCTGGCTCGCGCCAAGTTCTTTGGCCGATCCGGCGACACGCCCGTAAAGCTGGCCAAGGCTCTCGACAGAGACGCCGTTGCGCCCGGCGCTTTCGAAGAGGTGATCTTGGACAGCGGCGAGTTCGGTGCCAGCAAGACCGGCGACCTTCAGCGAGTTGGTGAAACGATTGTAGGTGTCGGCCAGTGCGACAGCCGCCGCGATGCCAGCACCAGACGTGATGGCCGCGATATTCGCCATCAGCGCGCCGCGAAGCTGGCCGAGGCCGGAGCCGAGCGAGCGGTTTACCGCTCCACCGATGTCGGCCTTCGCCCACGCTTGGTTCGCAGCGCGAGCCGAAGCTTTGTGTTCGTTTACTACGCGATCAGTCGCGCGCTTGTTGATCGTCTGAAGACGCTTCAACTCTCTATCAAAGTCGATGATCGTCGCTGTATAGCGGGCTTCAAGTGTAGCAATGGTGGCCATCCCATATTTAGCGGGATGGCCACGATGCTGGTCTTAAGTCACTCCGAAGCGTTCAAGAGCTTCCCAATATTCATCTTCCGTTGGGGCGGTCGCTTCTTGTTGTCCGCCGCCATTAAAGCGAGCGAAACCGTTCTGAAGGTGTCGGAACTCCCACACCGTCATGTCGTCTACTTCTCTTGGGGTGTATCCAGCGGCTCCGGCGAACTCGAAGTAGGTTGACCATCGGACAAGTTGTCGTCCGTCGTCATCTTCGTCGGAGCCTCCGGCTCCCCCAAGTCAGGCATGTCATCTTCGTTGCCGATCAGAGCGGCCAGAATGACCTTCAGAGCGACCGGCTGGTATTGGATCAAGGCTCCATCGACCACATACCGGTTGACCAACGCTTTGGCTTGAGCGTCGGACATACCGCCGCCTCGAAGCCCGTGGCGGATCGGTTCGATGATGTCGTCCACCATCCAAGCGCCAGTCTGAAGCCGGGCGAGGATGGCCGAAGGGCCGGAGTTGAGGTCAGCTTGAAGATCGCGCAAATGCTTGATCATAAGTTGAAGTGGATATTCGTCGTCGCCGACGAACTCCACAATGCGTCCAGAGCGGACGTGGAGGGTTTCAGGAATCATCCTGTATTTAGCGAACAAGAAAAAGGCCGGAGAGCTAATCTCCGGCCTTAAGTCTTACGGGTTTTCGGTGATGACAACCGGTTCAGCTTGTTCCAGCGTAAGCTGGTTCTCGCCGGGCTTGGTGCGATCTGCCGAAAGCTTGAAATCGGTCAGGACGAACTTGCCGGTGACGGTCCAGTTGCCGTCAGTGATCTTGGCGTTGAACGGAACGCCATTCTGCCAGCGTTCCAGCCAAGCGAAGGTGTCAGCGGCCGACATCATGCCAGCGCCATCGACCTTACAGTCGTTGGATTTGATGCGGCGGAACTTGCCAGCCGGAGCCGACTGGTCAGCGAGGTCGATCAGGTCATCGGCTTCGACGTCAGTCGAGAACGTGACACCACGGGTGGTGTTGATGACGTTGGCGTGGGCGAACACTTCGGGTTGCGCGCCATCACCGATCTGGATCAGGATTTGGTGACCAAGCACCGGGACGATATAGGACATAGATATTCTCCAAACAGGAAGTTGTTGGAGGTATTTATCGACCGTGACCTATTTCGACGTCTTTGGCTTACTGAACCTTCTGGATCAGATACTCAAATGACATGACCGCGCGCTCAACTTTGTCGTCGGCGCTTGGGACGGGATTGAAAAGCGTCCCGTCATAGTGATGCTCATGGCAAGAGAAGCCTTCCATTTCGAGATCGACGTAGAGGGCGTCGTAGATCGCGCTGACCAGCGTCTTCACCGCGTCGGTCGTTGCTGCGAAGGCTTGGACCTCCACATAGGCGCGGAAGAACGCTCCGGCGTCGTCTTCACCGACGATCTGGTCATGGCCGACTTCGACGTAGGGGAGCGACGTTCCGGCCGGGATGCGGGTCATCACCTTGGTCGCGGGGATGGCGTTGGCTGCGATGATCGCGGCGCGGACGGCTTTGGCGAGGGGCTTCGAGGGTTCGTTCATTAGACGGCTCCACTGTCTTTAATGGCCTTGCGGAACCAGCGGCGGATGCGGCGCCCATGGCGTTTGTTGATGATCTTCACCGAGGGGAAGAAGACCTTTTGGGGCGGGACACGGGTGCCATCGGGAGCGGCGTGACCGAACTCAAGAGCCGCCGCGTAGGGGGTCGCATCGCCACCGATCCTGACGCCGAAAGTGTCAGGGCCGTCTTGGAATTTCTCGACGCTATCCACGATATGGCCATTGCGAGGGTCGCCACGCGGGACAGCCGCCTTCACGCGCTGGACCAGTTCGTCAGCCGACACGCTACAGGCCCGGCGAGCTTCCGCTTGAGCGTCGTCGCGGGCCTTATTCAGATAGAGTTCGAACTGACCGACGCCGGTCCAACCGTCAGCCATTGGACACGCCCCCGGCTTCACAGAGGAACGTCAGGAAGAGGCTCCGGCTATCGAGGTTCGCAGCCCACCGGATATCGAAGACTTGGCCAGACCGTTCATCGACAATCCGGTCGGTGGCGGTGACGCCAGCCAGAGATTGTGACCAACGGACGGTGATGTTGCTGGTCGAGAGGCCAGACAGACGGTTCGCCTGAACCTCTTCGCCACCCCTGACCGCCTCGATCCGAGCCGCCACGCCGGAGACCAGCGGGCGCCATGCGCCAACGGTGTCGCCAAGGTCATTGACGATTTGCTGGTGGCGTTCGATGCGGATGCGCTGACGAAGCTCGCCAGCCTTCGGTTTGATGGCCAAGGTTATTCGCCCTCGCCGTCATCGTCCGAGAAATAGTCGGGATCGTTGTGTTCAAGGATCAGCTTGGCCACGTCGGGATCGAAGAGTTCGTAGTCTTCGTCGCCTTGGGCAAACAGACCCTCTTCTTCGAGAGCCTTGCCATCGGCAATGGCTTGAAGCGCGCAAAGATCGTCTACCTCGCCGAAATAGCCTTCGGGGTAGCGAATGGTGATTGCTGGATTATCGAGAGGAACCCACCAGAACTCTTTTTGAAAATGAACGATCTTTGCCATCCAGTATTTAGGATGACGGCCAGATCAGGCGACGCGATATTTGCGAAGGATGCGCTCCACGCCCATCGGAACCTCAAAGGTCTCCACTTCCTGAACCGCTTCGCGGTTCTCGAAATAGTGCGAGATCAGAAGAAGAGCCGCGTGGCGAAGATCGGCCGGAACGTCAGCCGGAGCGCCATAACCAGCCGTGAAATGGACCTTCACCGCGCCGGGAACGGCCTTGGTGATCGGGCGGGTGGCGATGAATGCGACGATGGCTGGACGTTGGTCCACGTCCACATAGTAGGTCGCCGGATCGACGGTCTGCGTCACGCCGTCTTCGTCAACGTAAGTGACAGAATCCACGCTCTGGACGGGCGTCAGGTCGAGTTCGATGACGGACGGGAGGCTATCCAGAGACAGCTTCCACTCTTCGGTCAGAAGAGCCGTTCCAATGCCGGAAGGGCCTGAAATGAAGTCGGTCGCGACCTCGATCAGGCGGGCGATGGTCTCTTCATCTTCGTCAGAGGCGCGGCAATGGGCGATAGCCGTCTCGACGTCGATCAGGGGCGTTTCGGAGCGGGTGACGCGGGTAAGGGAGGTCCAGTTCATCCAGTATTTAGGACCAGACAAAGCAAACCCCGCTGAAGGGAGATCAGCGGGGTTCTTTGGTGCTTCAGCGAGGTTGAGCGTCGCTTATCGTGTTTCGACAGCCTTGTTGGGCTTGTCGGCCTTCTGGACACGCTCTTCGACCAGCGGGACCGCATATCCTGCGGTCACCAGTCGGATAGCCATGTCGCCTTCGACCGTATCGCCGGGGAGGTGATCCCCGGCTTTACTGGTGAAGGCCGTATGGACGCGGGCCTTCAAGGTTTAGACCTTGATCTTCAGACCGGCCAGACCGTTGACGTTGGTCAGGTCGCCATCGGCGCGCATGAAGCCAACGAAGACAACCTGATCGGAGGTCATCGCCAGTTCGTCGGAACGCTTGATCGAGAAATCACGGACCTGACGGAACGTGTAGTTCTTGTGCTGACCGTAGGTCACGGCGATGGTGCCAGCGGCGACACCCATGTCCGGGTTGATCTGGTAAGCCGAGCCGAGGATCGTGTTGCCCACGCCCGAATCCAGACCTGCGCGCCAGATGTAGCGACCTTCGAGGTCTTTCATCGTGCGAGCTTGGAACAGAGCTTCGTCGGAGAGCATGAACTGGCCACCGTTGCGGTAAGCCGGAGCGACCTTGTGCTGAAGCTTGAACAGTTCGTCAGCCGAGAACGCAGCGCCAGCCGTGGTGACCAGAGCCGAGGCGTCGGCGTTCAGAGCCGTCAGAACACCGCGCGGCTGGCCGGAGCCGGTGCCGTTCGTGAAGTGACGGTTCAGACCACGGTCGATACCGGCGGTCAGAGCGTTCACGACCAGAGCCACGACGTCCGTGTTGGAGTCTTGGAGCAGTTCGTTCGAGATCAGAACCTTGCCCGACGTATACTTGAACGCACCCAGAGCGCGTTGAGCCAGCGTCAGATCGGTTTCCGAAGCTTCGACGCCTTCACCGATGATGGTGCCGACGCGAGCGCGGTCATCGAGGGTGTTGTAGAGGATCGAGTTGCCGTTGTCGGTCGAGAGGACCGAAACGAATGCCGAGTTGACCATCGGGCCTTGCTCGCCCAGAGCGACTTGGACAGCCGATTGGGTCGAGGACGGGGCGGTGTAGCCACCCTTGGCGTCGGTGGCGACGTTCATCGCGCGAAGCTCGCGCTCCGAGATGTCACCCTTCAGGTAGGAAACGAACGCGGCGCGGGCTTCGTCAGCCTTGTCGTTCGTGGCGACCGTGCGGTCACCGTTCGGGCGACGTGCGTCAGCTTCGTTCAGCTTCGAGGCGCGCTCTTCAGCCTTGGCGTAGAGGTCGGCGCGAGCGTCCAGCGCGTCGGCGTCAGCCAGCATACGGTTGACTTCGGTTTCGATCTCCGAGGCGCGGGTCGCGTCCTTGAGACCTTCAGCTTCCTTCAGACGAAGGAAAGCTTTGTTGTTCAGTTCCTCGCTTTGGGCGCGAAGCTCGATAGAGGTAGTCATTGAATAGTTCTCCAAACAGGAAGTTGTTTGGAGATATTTATCTGGTCACGCGCTTTTAGTGACTTTTACCCATTTTCATAGATGGCATCTTCTTCTTCATCTTCCGATCTTCATCAGAAGATTCGTCTTCCACGATAATCTCAAGCTCTTCGCCGATATACCATTTGTGGACACCCATTTCTTCCATGCCGTCGATAACAACTCCATAGGGGGTGTCACCACTAATGAGCTTGATCGTTCCCATGGTCTGTTCAGGATCGTGCGGATTTTTTATCAAGACGCGATCACCGATACCAAAACCTTCAGCTTGCTTCGTATCCATAGCTCTTTCGCCATAACCGAGCTTCTTGGACAGCGCGCGAAGCTTCAAAGCGATGCGGTTCGTCGGGTCGTGGTCGGCTTCAACGACAGCCGGGGCTTGTTCGGCCTTGAAGGCGTCCAGCGAACGAAGGCTGGCTTCCGTGGCGCGATAGGCCGGGTTCGGCGTGATCGACACTTCATGAAGGTCCACGTCCGTCACGGTGCGGTGGATCGAGCCGTCTTCACGCTCTTCCCAAGCGTCGGCCCGAACGACAAAACCGAAGGACATCTGGCCATCGTTGTCGCGAGCCGTATCCAGTTGGGCGGGCGTGAAGCGGGTGGTGTCCAGTTCGAAGTCCAGACCCTTGTCGCTTTCGACCAGCTTCAGCTTGCCACCACGGGTGGAGCCGAGGTGTTGGTTCCAATCGTGACCCCAGAGAGCGGCCACGTTGCGTTCGCCAGCGTCCACTTCCTTCAGCGAGCGGGTGAAGGCGCCGGGAGCGATGCTTTCGGTGAAACCACCCAGATCGACGCTTTCCGATCCGAAGACAGCGGCGCGGCCGACAAGGGTCTTCTCTGTGACGGTGGCGTCTTCAGCGCGGGCTTCGGTTTGCTCGATGGCGAAATGACGGAGTTCAAGATTTTTCATCTGATATTTATTCAGATGGCTCGTTGAACCATGTCAGCCACGGCCAGTGTTGCGTCCCTTTGGTCAGGTTGAGCGTTGCGGCCATGACAACAAGATTGTCTTGGTGGTGAAGACCGCCTGACGCGAGGCTTCGGATATGATCGACGTGGTATGGTTTGCCGGTGATCCGGCTCATTCGCGCCGCCATCGCGTAGAACTCTGCGATCTTGGCGTCGTCGGCGTCAGGTGGCGTTTGGTTCAGCTTTCGCGCTCTCCGCTTCGCCTCTTGGCGGCTGGAAAGAAATCTTGCCCGCTCCGGGTTGTCTTTTTTCCACTGTGTGTGGCGGCTTGCTACGAGTTCTCTATTGCTTTCGTAGTATGACCGTCCACGACGCGAGCAAGCGTGGCGACGATCCGGTCTTTCGACGTATCGAGCGCGGTCGGTTTCTCGGATGGTGGTGACATTAGAAGCGCGATATTCGGCTCGCTGTGATTTTACCGTGGCCTTGTTCTTCCGTTGATAGGCCCGGTTATATTCGGATTGGCATGGTCTACAGACATTCCGAGGAACTTTCGCGTTCCCTTCGGACCAGTTGCCCCCAACCAACAACGTGACTGAACATTTGTGACAGATAGACATGGCCTAATCTTATTCGGCCACGTCCTTGTCTTCACTATCTTCTTGCGGCTCTACGACCGGTTCTGACGTATCGGGTTCGGGAGATTTTCCGGCGTCAACGATCTTGACCATCGCCCCTTGGACGTAGAGTTCGTCACCACCTTCCTCTTCGGGGAGGTTCATCCAGCTACGAACTTCATTGGGCTTCAAGAAGCCGCTGTTGATGCCGACGCGGAAGCCTTCGTATTGGCTCTTCTTATCGCCACGTTCCAGACCGTCCATCGCGAACTCGATGTAAGTGTCGCGGTTGCGATCCGAGGTCAACTTACTGTTCATTTCTGCTTCAATCATCGCGACACGGGGCATAATCGTGTGCTGCGAATAGTGTAGATTGAGGCTTTCCACGTTCGAGAACGTCGAACGACTATGATCCTGAATAAACGAAGGCGGGATACCCCAGATTCGCGCAACTTCGCCGAGTTGGAAGTTCCTGATCTCCAACATCTGTTGCTTTTGGGGATCAATACCCAAAACTTTGATGTCGTTGGCGCTGGTCAGCGGGAGAAGCGGGTCTTTGTTGGCCTTCTGGTCCCGCATGGCCTTGCGAACGCCCTGAATGTTGCGTTGCTGGCTCTCCGGCGATCCTTCGGGGATCATGAGGATATGCGCGGGGACGCCTCCGCTCTCGAAGAGGGCCGATGCGGCGCGCTGCGCTGCGATCATCTCGCCGATGATGTTGCGGTGAATGTGGAGCGGGTTGCGGTGCTTGGAGGCGTCCGCTGTAGGTTCGCGGATGAAATCGAGGATTTCAGAGGCGGCGTAGACGAACTCTTTCCCGTCCGTGTCGGTGTAGGTGTAGACCTTACGGCCTTGGGAGACCGTGACGACCATGGCGCGGTCGTCCAGCGGCCAGATGTTCATCACCCGACCGGCCTTGTTCTTCTCAATGAAGGAATAGGACCGACCAGCCGTTTCCAGACGCGAGACCATCCACTTCCGCCATTGGAAAGAGGTCAGGCCATCGGAGTTCACGACGTCGTGGACGATGCGGTAGAGGGGGTCTTTATCGGCCTTGACCCGCCCTTCATCGGTCTTCTTGAAGACCATGATCGGGAGCGAGGCGATTGTGTTCGACAGTGCCGAGATCGCTGAAGCGATTGCGGGGACGCCCATGGCCGATTCTTCGTTGACGCGCTCGCCAGCGAAGGACTTCGCGCCACCGTTCAGAATATAGGTGTCACCATCCAAGTCATTGACTTTGAAGGTTCTTACGGGTGCGGCGCGTTTTTCGCCAAAGATTGAGAAGAATGCCATCCCGTATTTATCGAGACGGTCAAACTACTATGCGTAAGGGTCGAACTCTGGATTTTCCCAAGGATTGACGAAGGTCGTGGTGCGGTCTTCGTTCTTCAGTCCAAGCGTCATCGCGAGAGCGACGGCGGCGTCGATCCTCTGTGTGACCTTGTTCTTGGAAAAACGACGCTGGCCCGTGTGGTCAGCCTCAACGACCGCCGAACCCACGCAGTAGGTCAGGGACGGGTTTCCGTCAGACTTCAGTTCCGCTTGGAGGACCGATTGTTCGAAGGCGTTGACCGCCTTGCCCATCGAGACGAAGCCCTGACCCCACGGGACGATCCGAAGACCAGCGCCTTCGCCCTCTTGGGCGATCATGCCGATTTCATCCATCCGCTTCAGAAGTTCACCGGCGTAGGCGCGGTCATAGGCGAGACCCTTGATCGGGTTCCGTGCGTGGATGCGCTGGATTTCGCGGGCGACGAAAAGCGGATCGACCATCCGACCGGGTGTGGCGATCATCCAGCCTTGCTTGACCCAAGTCGCATACGGCTGACGGTCCCGTTCGCCATGCTCTTCGAGGTAGGCGCGAGGCTTGAAACAGATCGTCTTGACCCGATCCCCGTTGGTTGCGGAGACGATGGTCATGGCCGTCAAGTCGGTGCGGAGCGACATGTCGAGACCGACGTAGACCTCTTCACCCTCTTCGAAATCCCAAGCGTCCTTGGCTTCGAATGTCGGAGCCGGGAACTCCCCGCCGGGGAGACAGGCCATCCAGTCGGCGCGGGTGATCAGAGCATCGTGCTGGCTGACGCGCTGGTTCAGGTAGCGTCGGCGAAACGATTGTTCCTTGGATGGGAGACGCTTGGCGACACTTGCGGCTGCTGCGATGGGAGCGCGCTTCTTCCAAGTGGACAGCGCGGGGTTAGCGGCCAGCCACGCGGATTCGTCCATGAGGTCGCAACCCTCCGGCGCCGCGAAGAGGTGGCAAACGATGGTCGGGTCTTGGCCCGTCAGACCGTCGTCAATCATCTGGCTGAAGGGGTGTTGGGGATCGTTGGTCTGCGTCGAGATCGCGATAGCCAGAGGCGAACTGACGGCCTGTTGACCGTCGAACATCGTGTTCCAGAGGTTGTCGTTCCGAGCCTCGCCATATTCGTCGTAGACGAAGAACGACGGTCCAAGACCGTGCTTGGTGGAGCTATCAGCCGAAAGGGCGCGGTAGACAGAACCACGGCCTTTGATGTTGGAGACCTTCACGTCGATGGTCTTCATCGACTTGGTGATCCTCAAGACCCGGTTCAGGAACGGGGTCATTTCGATCATTTTCCTACACATATGGAAGATGACGGCGGCCTGTTCCCGGTCTACGGCGCAAGAAAATACCTGACCGTTCGGGATTGCTTCGGGACCGCATAGGTGACCCAAGAGAAGACCGGCTACGGCGTAGGACTTGGCGTTCTTACGGGCGCAAGACAGGACGGCGGTTCGCACGACACGGACGCCATCCACGAACTCCGGCTCATAGATGTCCCTGATCCACGCTTCGAGCCACGGATCGACCACGAACCTCTGACCAACGGCGGGGCCATCGACCAGCGGTAGGAGATTGATGAACGCGATCATCCGGTCAGCGCGCTCTTTGTTGCGCGTGATCTGGTTCACTGGATCAGCTTGGCGAACGGGTCGTCCTCAAGCCCTTCCGATTCAGTGGACAGCGACATTCGGTCGATGGGCGTGAAGCCCAGCTTCGCCGAATAGGAGAGCATCAAACGCGACGCGATCTCTTGGGCGCGGACGGCTGGCGAGACGATGGTCTGGCCTTGCGATCCGGTTGAGAACATTCCGTGTTGGTGAATGTAGACGGTCGCGGTTTGAAAGTTGGCGTAGGCTTCGCACCACGACGCCAAGGAACCTTCGTCCACCGACTGGTAAAGGCCAGCCGTCATGTTTCCGACTTGTTGATCCCAAATCTTGGAAGCCAATGGTGTCAGGGATTTCGGCTTGACCAAACGACCCTTTGGGACGGGTTCGTTGTGGTTGATCTTTCTCTTCCCCGGATTTCCGGTTCTCTTCTTGATCAATGTGGGTGTTTTAGCAGTCATCCAGTATTTAGGAGGATGGCGGGAGGGTCAGGCCGGAAGCCAAAAAAACTGGCCGACCAAAAAACCCTCAAGACTGCGGAATTTTGCGTTGTGG